TAGTATAGACATCAACGGTTTGAATTAAGCAAAAATTTTCTTATATTACCATTAATGATAGTGGATTGTATAGAAGATGCGCAAACGGCAATACAAGCAACAAACAATAAACGTGCATTGCTTGTACCTATATATTCTAACCCTATCCATCATGTATCACATAATCCGTTATGTGCTGTATATATTTATACGGAAGATGATGTAGAAAGAATTATTCCAATACGACATACTGAACAAATCCGGGGCTTTACAGAACTTGTGCCAGAACTATTAGCATTAGAGAATATCTTTATCCACGACAAGAAGCAATGGTTACAAACGGGAGGTAATAGGGCTGTATGGGATGTAAAGACTTTATGGTGGTATACGTATGGTGAGGCATATGATGAATCTCATTATCCAACTGCAGCTCATACATTTTATTGGCGTCGACATCAAACTCTTCCTCAGGTCAATGCAATCATTCCTTTGCAACAACACCTAGCAATGTGTCAAAAGATTCGGCACTATGCTTGGCCAATGTGTGTAAATGCAGAACGTTCACAATCATATATGCAATTCAATGTCATGTATCCGGAGGTATTTGCTGCAATAGAATCTGCCGGGTTAGCAGTCACTGATGCATTTCGATTGCCGGAGTTAATACATGAAGGGCGTGTTTATTCACAATACAATTATCATACCGTAACGGGTCGTCCTAGCAATGCATTTCGAGGATTCAATTTTGCAGCAATGCACAAAGAAGATGGTACTAGAGCAGCATTTTGTAGTCGTTTCGAACAAGGTGCATTGGTAGAAATGGACTTTGACTCATATCACGTTAGATTGATTGCCAGATTGGTTGGATATCCATTGCCCACATCATCAATACATGATTACTTGGGACGATTCTATTTTGATACTACAGAATTATCAGATACACAGCGTGAAGAAAGCAAAGCAATAACTTTTCGATTACTATACGGAGGCATTGACCGAGAATTTCTCACAATACCATTTTTTGAAAAAGTAAATGCATTCATATATGAGTTATGGGCAAAATGGAAATCTAAACGCTACATAGAAACACCTATATTCAAACGTAGATTAAGTGCAGATACTTTGCAATCAATGACTGCAAACAAATTGTTTAATTATTATTTGCAGGCAACGGAATCTGAAGTATCCGTACAAAAATTACGGCAAGTACAAGATGTATTACAAGATGCAACTAGTTGTATGATTTTATATACATACGACAGTATTTTATTTGATGTGGAAATTTCCGAAGCAAAAACATTGTTGCCTCAAATTAAAAACGTGTTAGAACAAGGCAATTTTCCTGTTAAAACGAAAGTTGGCGATATTTATGATAAAATGAAAACTATATCTCTATGACCATAGATTCAATATTAACAGAATGGAGTTACAGATTACCAAAAGGATATCCAACTCAATCTAAAGATTATGAGTTGTTGTATCATGTTATTTTAGAAATGACTGATTTAACTCCTTTAGAAGCTCGCAATGTTATTAATCGAGCTCAAGGATTAAATGAAGCAGATGATGATATAATAGATTTTAATAAACTAGAATTACCAGAGGATCTTGTAAATCAAATTCAAACGATATATAACGATTTAACTCCTGAAGAAAAATCACAGTTTAACAAAAATTACAGAAAACATACCATTCAAACATTTATTGACGGCGGATATAAATCATTTGTTAAATTTTTCCATATTTTACCAACAGGTAAAGCTGCAGCCGGAATGGGCCGAGGCGAAGTTCAAGTTTTATTAGCCGTTGCAGATTCTCGTCCAGGTGGTACTGCATTTCATGATATCGTAATGTCTGGTGGTCAATGGGAAGTAAAAGAAATTGGCAAAGCCGCAAAAATGACCACTAAAGGCGTATTAGGTAAAGAACCAGAAGGAAAAACATTTCGTCCAGGTAAGGCAGGCATGCCCCAACAAGGTGACTTACTTTCAAAGTTACGAGACTTTTATGCAGACGTAGTTATTCCGTATACTGAAATGCCTGATGCATTTGAATCACTTAAACATGTTGTTGAGCCAACATCGCATGATCGATTGCGTTCCTTTTTGAAAATTTTAGATTCAATTTTTGTTCCATTAATAACAAAAGTACAAGAAGGTCGAGAAATTAGTTACGATTCTGGTTGGCAACAAATATTTAGTGCATTTAAACTCATGCATGACGTATTTTGGGAAACCGAATTTGATTCTGATATACAAGATACTAGATTAACTGTGCAAACAGGAAATTCAAAATCATCATATTGGATTACTGAAGATGATTTTAATAAAATCAAGTTATCAGCTGGTAGCGATGATCGAGTAGCAATACATATTGGAGAACCAGTAGAATCTGAAAACTCAAATGCAGTGATTTGGTTCAGCCGAATTAAGAGTAGTTCATTTATAGCAAATCCAAATAATATAATTGAAGAATTTGATAACATTAAAAATAAGTTTTTTGCCGAAATACTAGGACTTATTGCATATGATACAAACCGCCCGGGAATACCTTTTGCAACAACATCAAATGATTGGGCAATTATTTCATTATCACAAAATATGTGGATATTTGGATTAAAATCTGCATATCCAAAATATGAATTTATACAACAACAATCGTAAGGAATGAGGAAGAGTGAAAACACAACTACTTTGCACATTTGCACATAAATCAGATTTAAACATAGTATCAGATTACATACAACAAAGTTATACCATACCAGAACAACGAATCTTTGTGTTTTCAAATGCAGAAGCCACAGACAATTTGTATTGCACTTACAATGCAGATGCCGGAACACAAAGAGGACAAAATACAATAAGCATACATCGAAAAAAAGAAACAAACACATTGTATACGGTAAACGCATTGAACGAGATAATTCGTGTGGTAAACAACGGCGTGTTAGACAAAACTTACCAATTGGATTGGACGATGTATGAAAATTCTTTTATCCTAACCGATGAGGCAGGATACCGCATAATTCCATTGGTTTTCTTGAAGAAAATTACATGGCGTTAATATTTATATATAGTAGGAGATACTAAATGATAAAGTTAAAAAACATTCTAGCTGAAATTATGCAACAATTTAATAAGAATTTGAATGAAGATTCTGATCAAAACAATAACGGTTATCCAGATGATACAGAAAATTCATTTCTTGCAAATGACCCAATATTAAAGAAATATGGATTCAATCGCACTGATAGTCCAGATTCATTAAACGGGAAGTTAGCTACACGTGCAAATTTAAACGACGTAACTACTATAGCATATTTCGATAATAGCAAATGGAATCTTCCTACAGAGCCTTTTAGTAGAAATAAAATTAGAAACAAAATTCATACTACTTTAGAAAAAACATTATCAAAACATATAGGCGGAAAACTTAAAAGTATTTGGGGTTCATTTAATGCCGATCTACCAGATAATATAACTGCCTTAGCAATGTCAGGCGGCGATGCAACAAATATCACAATCGTTCGAGGAATTGTTAGCGGAATGGATAGAGAAGTTACCGGTACTTATAATGGCAAGTTATTTAAATTAGAAACTAGCGATGGAATGACAACCATTTACTTGAACGGTAAATATGTTGATGATGATGATGATGCATATGATGATATCTTAAATGCAGTCAATGATCAAGGCTATTCAATAGAAGACAGATTTTTAAAACAGTATAAATTAAATTTTAATTAAATTAAGTATGTTAGATATTTATCTTACTTTACTTATATAGGAACAGACATGATTAAATTAAAAAACATCTTAGCAGAAAATATGCTTCGTTTTGGTACTAAGAATTTGAATGAAACTAATTTACAAGATTTGGAAAATAAATTAGGATTTGATTCGGGTGCAAATCGCGATCCAAAAACTGGTAACATACAAGCAAATCCTAATAATTTTCAACTTGTTATTAATAGTGCCGAATATGATAAAAATATTGGAGGAATGGTGTATGTAACATATCAAGGTGGATCTGCAGCTGATAAAAGCGATTTTCAAGATATGATATCTGACATCAAACAAGCAATTGAAAGCGAAAATGATCCAACAGGTGCATATGATCAAACACGTTTAGTATCTGATATTAAATTTGATTGTGAATTAAAAGTAGGATCTGCTACTATTGATTTTACCGTTACCTTTGATGAAGATGGTGATATTCAAAATGTAGAAATACAAGATGACACCCTTGCAAGAAAACATGGAATAAATGATCAAGTAATTTATGATTATATATCCTAAAAAACATATATTTATATATAATAGGAACAGACGTGATTAAATTAAAAAACATCTTAGCAGAAAATATGCAACGTTTTGGTACCAAAAATCTAAACGAAAGTGACTATCAAACACTAGGCCAAAAAGGTGAACTTTCTATGTTAGATTCAGAAGCTGATCAAGCACACCAAGACGATACAATTCGCTCTATTGAACAATACTATTCTATGATAAAGCCTAAACGTGTTGATATGACTGAATTTAAAACTGATATTCAAGATTTATTATCTATATACAAAGATAAAAACGAACATAGCTCAGGAAGTTTCCTTCAAGCATTTTTTGAACTTTATCCATATTCAAAAACATCTACGTCATGGAGAGGTACGCTTAGTAGGTTACAAAGCGAATTAGGTCACTTATTGAAACATGCAAAATCAATTGATGCTGGTGATACTAGTAGTTATGGATACCGCGTTTATCCATGGCAAAAGTCTAAAGGTATTTTTTAACTAAATACTTTTCAAAAAAATACTTAACAATTAACTTTGAATTAACGAATTAATTACTTATATTGTAATTATATTTTTATATTTTATTAACCATTTATTAATTAAGGAGTACTTATGGCACTTAACCTTGACGCTATCAAAGCGAAACTTAATCAGTTAAACAAAGCTGATGACAAAAAACAAAATTTGTGGAAGCCCGAAGCAGGCAAAACGAGAATTAGAATCGTTCCTTACGTCCACCGCAAAGACAATCCATTTCTAGAATTGTATTTTCATTATGACATCGGTAAGAAATCCATGTTGTCGCCAATCACATTTGGCAATGCAGATCCAATTGTAGAATTTGCAGAAAAACTTAAAAAGACCGGTGACAAAGACGAATGGCTAATGGGTCGTAAGATTGAACCTAAAATGAGAACCTATGTTCCAATTATCATTCGTGGTAAAGAATCAGAAGGAGTTAAGTTTTGGGGATTCGGTAAAACAATTTACACAGAATTGCTTTCAATAATTTCAGATCCAGATTATGGTGATATTACAGACCTAATGAATGGACGTGATATTGATGTAGAATTCACACCAGCAGAAGGCGGAGCATATCCTAAGACTGCAATTCGAGTTAAACCAAATACTCAAGCAGCAACTGAAGACAAAGAGATTGCACAAAAAATCATGAATCAACCACAGATTACTGATTTATTTCCAGAGCCAACTTATGATGAATTAGAAAAAGCATTAGCAGAGTGGATGAATCCAGAAAATGCAGATTCTGATGTTGAAGATGAAGAAGAAGATGATGCTCCAACACAAGCACCAGCTCCCGCAAAAGCAGCAAAACCTGTGGCAACTAAACAAACAGATGTATCATCTGCATTTGATGATCTATTCAATTCTTAAGAAGGAGTTATAAATGGCAAAAAGTAAAAGTAAACTGGAAATCGAGGACAGCTTAGCAAACACCCTTGCAGAATCAATCAACAAACAATTCAAAGGGCAATCGTTAAAAACTGCTTTCTTTTTAGCCGGCGATGATGATTCTCCTAGCAATGTTAAAGAATGGATTTCATCTGGTTGTGATTCATTAGATTTAGCAATTTCAAATCGTCCGCACGGAGGTTTCCCGGTAGGCAGAATAACAGAAATTACGGGACTTGAAGCTTCTGGTAAATCATTATTAGCATCACATACTTTAGCAGAAACGCAAAAGAAAGGCGGATTAGCAGTTTATATTGATACAGAAGCAGCAACTAGTAGTGAGTTTTTAACGGCTATCGGAGTTGATTTAAAAAACATGTTATATGTTCCTTTAGAGACGGTTGAAGAAATTTTTGAAACAATTGAAACTATTGTAGAACAAGTTAGAAAATCAGACAAAGATCGTTTAGTAACAATTATTGTAGATTCAATAATGGGTGCTTCAACAAAAATTGAAATGTCTGCCGAATATGATAAAGATGGTTATGCAACAAGTAAGTCTATTATCTTATCCAAAGCAATGCGTAAAGTTACCAATTGGATTGCACGAGAAAGAATTTGCTTGATATTTACCAATCAGTTACGTACCAAAATGGGTGTATCATTTGGAGACCAATGGACAACTGCAGGTGGTAAAGCAATTCCATTTCATGCTTCGGTTAGACTTCGTTTGAAGAATACAGGTATGATCAAAGCCAAAATAAATGGCGTTGAACAAGTTGTAGGAAGCAAAACAGAAGTACAAGTTGTTAAGAATCGAATGGGGCCACCACACCGCAAAGTTAATTATGAAATCTATTATGATTCCGGAATTGACAATTATGGTGGTTGGTTAGAAACCATGAAGAAATTTGATTTAGTTAAACAATCTGGAGCACATTACACATTGGAAGATGTTGATATTGCAACAGGTGAAAGCTTTGGCGAAATCAAGTTCCAATCAAAGAATTTTATGGACAAGGTAATTGCATTACCAGAAGTAAAAGAACGGTTATATCAAAGAATTTGCGATGCTTATATCTTCAAATATCAAGCAGGTATTGATGGCGGAATCGATGATGTAATAATCACTGATGAAGTTTATGATGAAGAATAAATATCAAGAATTATTCAAACAGTTACAACAAGAAAAAGGTTCAAATCCGTCTGCCCCTAATGATCATCTCATGGTGGTGGACGGGTTGAACACCTTTATTCGGAGTTTCGGAGCAACGCCGGCGTATAACGAGGATGGAGACCACATCGGTGGCATTACTGGATTTTTATATTCAGTAGGTAAAATTGTTAGAGATTTCCGGCCAAGCAGATTGATAATTGTATTTGATGGTAAAGGTGGTAATGCTCGACGCAGAAAGATTTACGGTGATTATAAAGGTAATCGAGCCAATAAAACCAAACTGCGACGTCACGATCATCACGACACTTCAATTGAAGATGAACAAGAATCAATGCGACATCAATTTAGCAGATTAGTTTCATACTTAGATTGTTTGCCGGTTACATTTATGGCAATAGATGGTATTGAAGCAGATGATGCAATTGCATACATAGCTCAAATGTATGAAACGGAATGTAAGAAGATTACCGTAGTTTCAACGGACCGAGACTTTTACCAATTAGTTGATGAAAGAATTCAAGTATGGTCTCCTATCAAAAAGAAAATGTATGACACTGAAGCTGTAATAGAAGAGTTTGGAATACATCCTGCCAACATGGTTGTGTATCGTTCATTTACGGGAGATGCATCGGATAACATTCCTGGTGTGAATGGAATAGGCCCAAAGACTATTTTAAAACTAATTCCAGAATTATCACAACCTGCACCATTTACAGTTGATGCACTAATAACAAAAAGCAAAGACTTGTTAAAAGAGTCTAAATCATGGCAAAAGATTTTAGATGCGGAAGGTGTTTTGCATCAAAATTATCAATTAATGAATATCAAACTACTAGATATTCCTGCCCAAACTGCAACCAAGATTAGAGGCATCATGGAACAGCCCGTTACTGAATTGAATCGTGCAGAATTTCAACGTCTTTTTTATGAAGATAAAATGTGGGCAATAATGAAGAATTTACCAGATTGGTTAAACAATACTTGGTTATCATTAAATGCTTTCGCAAAACAAACACAAAAATAATTTGAATTTAACATTGTTTTTATTATAATGGTTATATGACAGATACGCTTTCAACCTATGGTTACGGATTTCAAGTAAAAACAATAGCAGCATTATTTACAGATAGATCGTTCCTGCAGCAAATTGCGGATATTATACGACCTGATTATTTTGAATCAGATGCAAATAGTTGGTTGTTAGAAGTAACATTGCAACATTTTCAAGAATATAAGATGCCACCGTCAAAAGACGTACTTAAAGTTAAAGTTACGGAGATTGACAATGACATTTTAAAAACTGCAGTATTGGAACAACTCAAAGAAGTGTTTCGATTCATGGAGTCAGATGATTTGTCTTTTGTAAAAGATGAAATATTAAAATTTTGTAAAAATCAAGAAATCAAACGTGCAATTATGGATTCGGTTAGTTTACTCAAAATGGGTAACTATGATGAAATAAAAGGCAAAATTGATAGTGCCATGAAAGCTGGTGCTGATACCAATATTGGATTAAATTACAAAGCAAATATATCGGCTCGTTATGCAGAATCATCTCGTCATACTATTACAACGGGTTGGGACGTTATTGATGATTTAATGGATGGCGGATTAGCGCCAGGAGAATTAGGAGTAGTAATGGCACCTGCAGGTATTGGTAAATCTTGGATGTTAATCAATATCGGAGCTAATGCACTTAAAGCGGGCAAGACAGTTGTACATTATACATTAGAGCTCAACGAAAACTACGTAGGACAGCGATATGATTCGGTCTTAACAGGTATTAATGCACAGACTCTTAAGAATCACCAAGACACTGTAGAAGAGCGTATGCGCAGTTTAACTGGCGAATTGATAGTGAAACATTTTCCTACTAAATCGGTTAGTGTATTAGGACTTAAAGCGCATTTAGAAAAAACCATAATGATGGGACAGACACCTGATCTAGTAATTGTAGATTATGGTGACTTGTTAAAGATTAACACAAAAAAAGATCGACATGAAGCGTTGGAAGAATTATATGAAGAATTACGGGGTATGGCAGGAGAATATGAAATTCCTGTTTGGACAGCTTCGCAAGCAGGTCGCTCGGCATTGGAGGAGGACGTTATTGAGGCTGATAAAATTGCAGGCGCATATGGTAAAGTAATGGTTGCTGATTTCTTGATGTCATTATCTCGAAAAGTAGAAGATAAGATGTCAGGAACAGGTAGAGGACATGTTATTAAGAATCGTTTTGGTCCGGATGGTATTACACTGCCTAGTAAAATCAATACTAATAATGGTCAATTTCAATTCTTTGAACCACAAACCACACAAGGTAAACAAACAACTCAAGTAATGAAAACGGGCGAAAATATCATGAAGAAAAATTTAGCACAAAAGTTCAAAGACTTGGGCGGACAATTAGGATAAAAACATATTTATATGAAATTAGGCACGGATGGAATACTCCGGCCTTTTTTTATCTAAAAAATTATAGTTAATAAACATTTTAAAAGGATTTACGAATGGAGATTTCAAATCAAATTTTGAGTGAGATAACAGTATATATGAAATATGCAAAGTATCTGCCAGAACTCAATCGTCGAGAAACATGGGAAGAATTAGTTACAAGAAACAAAGAAATGCATCAGAAAAAATATCCTGCATTAGCACAGGAAATTGAAAGTGCATATCAATATGTTTATGCAAAAAAAGTATTACCTTCAATGCGTAGTTTGCAATTTGGTGGAAAACCAATTGAAATCTCCCCTAACCGAATTTACAATTGTGCGTATTTACCAATTGATGATTACAGAGCATTTGGTGAGGCAATGTTTTTACTTTTAGGCGGTACAGGTGTAGGATATTCAGTTCAAACACATCATGTAGAAAAATTACCAGAAATTCGTAAACCAAATCCTAAACGTACACGTAGATTCTTAATTGCAGATTCAATCGAAGGGTGGGCAGATGCAGTTAAAGCTCTTGTTAAATCTTATTTTGAAGGTGGATCAACTTTTGTATTTGATTTTAGTGACATTCGTCCGAAAGGTGCTCGTTTAGTTACATCAGGTGGGAAAGCTCCAGGTGCACAACCACTTAAAGAATGTTTGATTAAATTAGCTGGAATTTTGGATGCAAAAGAAGATGGCGACAAATTATCAGCAATTGAAGTGCATGATATGGTTTGTCACGTTGCAGATGCAGTATTAGCAGGAGGAATTAGACGTGCAGCACTTATATCTTTATTTTCAGCAGATGATGAAGAAATGATTGCTTGTAAATCAGGTAACTGGTGGGAAACAAATCCACAACGAGGTAGAGCTAATAATTCAGCAACACTAATGCGTCATAAATTAACAAAAGAATTCTTTATGG